TTGTATTCGGGGAATGAGGCTTGGTTGTAGCTCATATAAGTGATAAAGCGGTCAGTATAATACTGCGCCAAGTCACGAGCCTTGCCTACCAAATAGTCAACCTCTATCTTTTCTGCGGTAGTGCTATTCTCGGAGTTGTGCTTGAACACCCCACCATTGCCTACGGTGTAGGCTGCGAAGGGGAGATATTCGCACAATGCCCATTGGATTAGCATTGGTTGTAAATAATCATTTACAAGAGCGAGGTAGGGATTGGTCAAAGTGTTTGCAAGAATGTCCGCACTAATCTTGTTGTATAGCTTGGTTCCCGTGTAGTTTTGAATATGAATATCTTGAGCGATAGCGATGAACTGAGTAAATTTGTCGGTATCAAGGTTGCCGCTTATTAGCGTATTCCGTACGAGGTCTTCCCTCTTAATCCATAGAGCCTTCATATCTTAGTTTTTATATCCTTTTGTTGGTGTTTCAATAGGGGCGATAGCGACCATCGGGTCATTCTTCTCAGGGCGGAATCCCATACGAATGGCTTGGTTTACGTTGATAATATCCGTGCCGTTCAAAGAGCCACCTCCGTAAATCTTGCCCTCTTTAGTTAGCTTCTTGCGGTAGATTCTACGCTCCCAACGATGGTGGCAGTTAGCACCGCCTTTGTAAAGCCATACGCTATACCTTTCACCCTGTGCTTCTGCTCCACCCTTTGAACTCAATGCCTCTACATCCTCCTTGCGGTAAACCCTTTTAGCACCTATCAACGTGCGGCATAGCAAACGGCTTTCACCCTTTGGGTCTTTTTTAGTTCCTACTGCGTAGAAGTAGCGCACCTTGTAACGCTCCGTGTCTTGCTCGCTCTCCTGTTGCGCTGCAAGGTCGGTGCGTGAGTTGAGGTATGCCTCTACATCGTATTCTGCTCCCTCATCCTCAACGATATCAGCCGTGATTAGGTCAAAGTCCTGCATCAGCTCCTCCTCGCTTTCGCCAAGACTCTCAATGTTTAGCAGCAACTCTGCTGCAAGCTCATCACGCAGGAAGGGGCGATTGTCTTGCTTGGCAAGTTTCACGCCCGTCTCCTCCTCACGAGTCTCCATATCCATAGGCGTTACCACGTCTTCCGTAAACTCCAAAGGCTGAAGGGTCTTGAAGTACAAGTTGAGGCTGATGTCATTGTAGGCAAGAATCATATCAATGCCGTCAATGATAATCTCCTGCTTGGGGCGAATAACAAGGTTATCCAAAAGCGTAGAAGCGGTCTTCAGTTCATCAGCGTTATTGCCAAGTCCCGAATTGTCCTTAATGCCCAATAGCATAGGGCTGACAATACGATGCGAAACCATTATCTTCTGCGTTGCCTCTGAACTCAAGAATTGGTACTGCTCCGCAGCATCCGATAGCTGCACAGGGTCAACCGTTGCAGCAAGGTCTTTGTTATCGTTAAACGCAAGGATGAACTTGCCCGAGTTTGAGCTTCCGCTAAACTTCGTGGCAATCTGCTGCTCTATGCTCCTGCGCTCCTCCTCACTCGGTACTCCGTTGTTGAAGTTAATAAGCATTGAGGGGGCAAGGCCGTTCTGAATGTTGTTGATGTGGTAGTTGGCAATCTCCTCCTCAAGCTCTGCGTATGGCAAGCCACCTTGATAGTCAACGGGTGAGTAGTAATAGAATCCTGCTCGGTATGGCTTGATGTAAAGTATCTCCAAACCCTCACGGCTCTTGCCAAATGCAGGGATGCGCACGGGTGTCTCTCTCCTGCCTTTTACATCTTCCCAATCCTTTGCGTAGTAGTAAGCCTCAATCTCCCCGTCTTCGTTGCACCTTGCGGCTCTCAGCGTCTCTACGGGGATGTGCTGCACCTCTACGATGGTGTTGTGGTCTTGCGAGTACACAACCTGCATACTGCATTGCCCCATCATCACATAATCGGCAACAACCTTCTGCAAGCAGGCTTTCGTGAACAAGCCACGCATCGCTGCGTACTCGCTCGGCTTCTTGGCAGAGTCCGTTGCATCCAAGCCCTTGCCAAAAGTCATATCCATCAAAGAGTTGAGGATAGCGTTGTTGGTGGGTGAGCCGTTGTAGCGGTCAATTAGGTAGCCGAAGTAGTCGTTGTTATCTCCGTATTCTACATAGTCCTTACCCTGCACCTCTTTAACGACAGGTGTGGTATAGGAGCTGAAGTTCACAACGTGGACTTTAGATGATGATGTACTCATTGTCATAGCTTGTTTCTTCGGTGTAGACGTTTTGGTTCACCGTAAATTTCTCGTAGTCTGTTTGCGAAGTTACGAATACCCTATCGCGATATATTAGATTTCCCGATGCGAATACCTTCAAGCCATAGAATCTATTGTTGACAAGGCTAAACGTGCCTGTAAGGGTCATAAAACCATTAGCAGAGGCAGCAGTAACCGCAGGCGTTGCGGTGGTGTTTGTTGATTCATCAATCAGCGCAATCGTAACGCTCGCAGGGAATGTGCGTGGTATGATTACAATGGCTTGTTGCGAGGCTGATACTTGAAGGATATGCATCTTAAATAAATAACCTTTTAATTCCGATTTGTTTGAAAATAGAAAAGGGGCTTACGCCCCCTTAACTATTCTATTGTGTTCTTACACTACAAGTTTGGCATCGCTGCCTTTAGCTCTTGTGCAAGTTCGCTTTTCAAGTATGAAATTTTTAGTTCAAGAATGCCTGCCTGCTGCTGCGACTTATTGTACGCAGGAATTTGCTTTACGTTAATTCCTAACTCTTTTGACTGCTGAGTCAACTCACGCTGCGCTTGAGTGATGCGAGAAAGAGTAGCCTGCATACCTTTAAGGGTCTGCGCACCTCTGTCTGCAATTCTGTTGTATCGACCTACAAAACCTGCGGCATCTGACTTAAAGTCACGAACCTCCTTGTTGATTACATCAAAGTCAGAGCTTAAAGAGATAACCTCCTTAACTGCGGTTTCTAAATCATCAACAGTTGCAAACTCAACCTTTATTGTGCGTATCTCCTCACCAATCTTGGCGATTTTGGCAAAAATTTGCTTACTCATTTTATTTGTAAATATAAGGGGGCTTTCGCCCCCCTAATTCATTTACGAGTTTGAACCTACTACAATCGTTTCAACTGCACCTGCAAGTCCTGCGAATGGATTGGCAACGGTAGCACCTGCAATGAAGTTAGCAGGAAGTTGCTCCTGTCCCTCCATTGTCAAAGTGTAGCCCGATAGGTCACCCATAGCAGCTCCCGTTACAATCGTTCCACCCGTTACTTCGGCTCCGTAGTTCAGACCCATCATAAAGGCGTTGCCGTTGTAGTCTTGAACGACCACGTAAGGCCGACCATAAGCAAGCAGCTTTAATTCTTTGTTGTCCTCCTTTGTGAGTTTGGTCAACGTAAGATTCAAAGTCTGCGTGAAGAAGGTAGTACCATTCTCACGGCTTGAGTTAAAGGTTTGCTCAAAAGAGCTATTGCCTTTTACAAGATATTGGTAAGCAGAGAAAGTACCACTAATGTTGGTAATCTCATCGTTGGTGAGGGTTACCGTACCCAAGTCACCGAAGTCCACGAAATACACCGCATAAATTCCTCCGACTACGTCTTTACACGGTACCGCACGACCTTTAGTTAAATCACAAGCCATTTTATTTTTGTTTTATTTGAATTAAAAAAGGGGGCGAGGACATAGCCCAAGCCCCCCTATGATTTACATTAACTCGGTTTAAGAGTAAAGGACTACGTCAGCTCCGATGCCGTACTGAACTCCTGCGAAGAAGCGAAGGATTACGCGGATGTTGTCTGAGCCGTCAAGGTCAGCCATATCAAGTACACGGACTTCGTTGCGCTCGTTCAAAAGACCTGTTCCGAAGAACATATTGCTTGCTTGAGCAGCGACCATCTTGTTAGAAGGTAAGCCGTTACACATAACAACCTTGATGCCGTCAAAGAACAAGTCTCCGTTACCATACCAAGTAGTGCCTTTGTTGTCAACACCATTCGCTCCAAGACCTGAAGTTCCGAATCCACCAAGAGCGCGGACATAAGCCTTTGCTACGTTTTGTGGCACGAAGATTTGTAGGTCTTCCTTGCCGTAAAGGGCAGAAGGAATGGCATCTACAACTTTACCAAGCTCGGTGATTACGTTAGCAGCAGTCACGGTGGTAGCGGTTACGTCAATAACGTCTGAGTCAGCAGTCATCAAAGAAAGGAATCCGCTAAACTCACCTGCGCTTGCAGCAGTTCCGTTCCAAATGTTCTGCTCAATCTTCTGTGAAGTCTTTGCAGCAACGTGGGCGATAAGGAAGTCAGCAAAAGAAGCAGGGATGCTATCGTAAGCAGAGAAACCCATTTGACCACCAATCCAAGAATCGTAGTAGTCCTTCTTGCAAAGCTGCAAGTTCACTTGGAATGGCTCAACCTCAAGGATGCGGTCGG